ACCAGACAGGCGATGACAATCTTGCAAAAGCGTTTTCACAATATACGAATCATCAATTAAATCAATATACGATTACTCAGAATGGATCTTCAAATATTGGCTACATAGATGCTGACGAAGACAACAACCAGCTAAGTATCAGCCAAACGGGTGATGACATGGAAGCCGAGATATACATGAGTGGTGACGATAACGTCTACACGATCTCTCAATCAGCAACGGGCGAACATTACGCCAAATTTTATGCCTTTGGAGATGATTCAACATGGACTGCAACTCAGTCAGGTAGCGGTGACCATAATGCCTACATCAAGTCCTGTAACAACTGTAATAACAATGACGCCACGATCACGCAGAGTGGTTCAGGAAATAAGGACGGGGACATCGAGTTCAAGAATAACCCCAGTGATAATTCGACGGTTAATCTGACGCAATCAGGTAACGGAGCGCATGTCGGCAATATCACTATTGAGCAGGGCAATTACACGGTCAATGCAACTCAAAGCGGTACCCAAAACCAAGCCTATACGGTCACTCTGAATTGCACATCAAACTGTAATAAAACGATTACTGTTAATCAGTACGATTAGGAGGTTTACATGGCTAAAAAGAAAAGAAATTATCGAAAGGAATATGATAATTATCAGGGCAAAAAGAAGCAGAAAAAGAATCGTGCTTCCCGTAATGCCAGTCGTGCTGTTATGAAAAAAAAGGGCAAAGCATCTACAGGTGATGGGAAGGATGTCCATCATAAAGATGGAAATCCAAAAAACAGAAAGTCCAGCAATCTCAAGATAACGTCTAAATCCAAGAACAGGTCTTTCAAAAGAACGAAAAATGCCCGAAAAAAAACAGCGGGAAGTTAAAGTGTATTGAAGATCCTGCTTCCTCTGTTATTAGGATTATTGTTGCTCCGGGTGTTTGACCCGTTCCCAGTTGAAACTCTGAGGCTAAAATATTTCGATACTTTGTTAACCCTCAAAGAGCCAGTCGAAAGCAAAACCATTTCTCTCTACAATATTGATGAAGATGCATTAGCCGAGGGAGGCCAATGGCCGTGGCCTCGTCAGCAACTAGCGGCTCTAAATCATCAATTGTTTGATGCAGGTGCAGTAGCCGTGGTTTATTCGGTGTTGTTTCCGGAGGTCGATCGCTTTGGTGGCGATGCAGCCTTTGCCGAGAGCATGACCCAGATGCCGACTTTCCTCTCAGCGGTAGCAACTGCTGATACAGACCGACAGGAGGGCTGGCATATCGGTGTAGCCACAATGGGTCCGGTGCTCGAACATGCGTTTAATTATTCTGGCATTCTGCCGAATGTTGATGTGCTCCAAGCGTCTGCCGCCGGCACAGGCATAGTGAATACGGCTCCAGAGGTCGATGGTTTGGTCAGGCGTGTGCCGATGGTGATCCGAGTTGGGGAGAGCTTGTACCCGGCACTTGGGCTGGATGTGCTGCGAGGGCTGGCTGGTGACCCCTCCTATCAGGTGAAAGCCTCAGAAAACGGCATACAGGTGGTCAGGGTTCCTAGTTTCGATACCATCAACACAGATGCAGCAGGGAGGGTCTGGATTGATTGGGCAACAAGTTTTTCCGAGGAACCTTTGGCAGGTACTATCATCTTCGTTGGTGTGACCGCTGCCGGAATCTCCCCGCTTGTACCAACGCCCAGAGGTTTGATGTACCCGCATCAGATTCAGGCCACTCTTTTCGAGACTCTTCTCAACGGGACATCACCGGTTCGTCCTGATTGGGCATTAGGTGCTGAAATATTGGTGATCCTGATTTTTGGCCTTCTCACAGCGTGGTCAGTTCGTTATCTTCCCGTTTTAGCTGTACCGACAGGGGTCATTGTGATCGGCGTGTTAGCGGTCTCTGCCAGCGTCTGGGGGTACTTGAGGCTTGAGCTATTAGTCGACGCTGCATTTCCAGTGCTTTCGAGCTTGGTGGTTGGTGGAACGGGTGTGGCCCAGCGAATGATCAGTGAATATCGGCAGAAATTGCAGATAAAAGGAATGTTCGGGACGTATGTCAGCCCGAAGCTGGTGCAGCAGTTAGTCGATGATCCGTCCTTGATGAAATTAGGCGGGGACACCAAGACCATGAGCTTTCTGTTTTGCGATATCGTGGGCTTCACTCCTATCTCTGAGCATTTCAAAAACAACAACGATCCGCAGGGACTGGTCACTCTCATTAATCGGCTGCTCTCGGCTCTGACCGATGTGGTGTTATCTATTGATGGCACCATAGATAAGTACATGGGAGATTGTGTGATGGCGTTTTGGAACTCACCTGTGGATTGTCCCGATCATGAGGAACGGGCTGTGACCTGTGCTGCGATGATGCTAGTGGCTCTCGAACATCTCAACAAGGAGCTAGAACTTGAGGGATTACCAAAATTAGGCATTGGTGTCGGACTTAACACTGGACCAGCAGTCGTGGGAAATATGGGTGGCAAACAGCGTTTTGACTACTCAGCTATCGGGGATAGCGTGAATGTGGCTGCCAGATTGGAAAGCAGCTCAAGAAAGTACGATGAGGATGTGCTGATCGGTGAGGCAACCGCCAAGGCAGTGCCGCACATGGTTGAGTACCTGGATTCAATTCAAGTTAAGGGCAAGACAGAAAACCTGGAGGTGTATACTTTGTCTAGTCAAACAGTATCTGCTGCTAAATTAGCTGAATACTGGACCAGTGAAAGAAAATCCTAAAGGGTTGACTTTTTAAATTCTTTCATTCCTCTTTTCATATTCTTATGGGACTATAGATTTTCCAAAAATATTTTGAACTTCTAAATATATTTTTTCTTTTTGTTTTCTCTGAAGCATCTGGTCCTCCAGTCTCTCTTTGAGAGGTTTTTTCATATATTCGATTTTCTTTTCTATTCTTGCTTGTTTGGCGATAATCTGTCGCACTCTTTCTTTAGATAATCCGCCATGCCTGATACCAAGCTCGCGGTAAGTAGTCCCGTCAGAAATTCTTTCCTTGTAAATTTGTTCGTCCCTTTTTTTAAGTTTTTTTCGTTGTCCGGGGTATGCTTCTCCAGGGAGAAGACATCGATCAGGCTTTAAGGGCTTCTTCATCACATTTTCAATCTTTGCCACAGCGACATGGCATAGTAGATAAACATTGTATCGTTCTCAGAAACATCACCACACAGGATAGACTCACCCATGGATCTCAGTCTGGGGTAGTTCCTTATAGATTCCAGACTTTTGCAGGTGAGGATTGCGTGTTTGATTATTGAGAGGTCCAGGTCTTTCTGACAGCCATCAATACAATCCCGGATATATTTATTGATGAACCCTCTTTTGATGAAGCCGGGAATCTTTCTCAGTTCTCCAAAATCCTTCTTGCCATCAAAAAGCGTTTCCCAAACCTCATGCCCTTTTTCACCGCAGATATCCAGTTCTATGGCCGGTTCTTTCTCGCCTGAGAAATCATCCACCCTGGCGCTGATGCACTCCTTCAGGAAATGCGGAAAGTAATAAACTGGTAAAGAAAACGGAGTCTCGTCCCCGGTTGCGGAATCGCTACCACTGATTTTCAAACTCAATTCGGGCCAGAGAGGTCTTGGTCTTTCTACGTCATCATCGCCTCGGAAATAAATGCCGTCCCGATCATAGGGGACGTGTCCGTAGTTCAAAACAAAATCAGTTTCCAGATGGCTTATACAGTGGAGAAACCAACTCAAAAGCTGTTCATAGGCTTCATCATTGCGGGGAACCGCCAGGCGTTTCTTTTTCGACTTGAGTAGACCGAGGCTGTAAAGGTGTTCCCTGACCTCTGGCTTGTGTGCGGAAATGAATTTTTTAATGTACCTGAGTTGTGCCTGGACATAGGTTTCAGGCAAAGGCTTTCCGGTCATCGTTTCCATCGTTTCCATCGTTTCCATCGTTTCCATCGTTTCCATAAGAGTCATTTTTGTTCCCCTCCTTTGAAATTCTTTCATTTTGATATCTCAGTGACGAATTCAGGAGCCAGCGGATATTCCTTTCTGTCGATCTCAGGCCCAGCCCAGAGCCAATGGATGCGTCCACAAGCATCACACCGCACATATTCACCGACAACGGTTAGATTCTTTTGGACCTTATGGTCTTTGGTTTCACCGCCGCATGAGCATTGCATTATTTGTTTCCCTCATCATCCATCGAATGTCGCACAGCTATAGCAGAGAACTGGCTCGTTTTCTTCCCATTCCTGATTGATCCCCGGATAAAATCTCTTACCACATTCCTCGCAGTGCAAATCTTCTGGTGGGTCTATCTGTCGCTCTGGGATGTCCCACATCAATTAGCCTCTTGGTCTTCAGGAGTCACGGTTTGATATCGGCATCTGATCGCTTAGGGTAAGGTAAAAATTTATCGGCCATCTTTGAGCGGTAATACTTCTTCTCTCTCTTGGTTCCACGAAACGCAAAATATCGACCCTTGCTGTTTTGCTTTACCTTTTTCACGTTTGGGTAATGGCACTTGATAACGTCCATTTTAGTTGTTCCGAACATCATTCTGATCGCCCTTGATCCGTATAATTTGTCTCTTATGATCCACCCGTCCCGATCACCTTTCCGGCTGTTTACGTTTGGATTCGAGTCCCGCATAGACCCCACATAGTCGAAGCCGCATGCCTGATAGATTGTTCCAACCTCGCCAGCCAGATCGTCAACAGTCGCCGTTATGACTTTGAATTTATTGGGTAACAATTTCATAGATCCGCGTATCAATTTAGACGCGGCGTGTGGGTGTGCCCAATGAACACAAGCACCTCGATTCAATAAAATAATTTTATTCGTGTAATCGTACTTGTCCCACTTGCCTAAGTTTTCAATGTACTCTGGACCGTACACCACTACTCCGCCAATGATGCCATCAAAAAAAATCCCAAAAGCATGCCAATTTACCGCCGCGAGGCATCCTAACCACTCGTATTCTTCTATGACCTCTTTAGCCCTAGCCACGCTTATTGCTTGAACCGTTGCCTTCTTAATATCTACATCTATATCTTTCCACCAATCGCCGAACAGGTCTGTTCTTTCGGTGGCCTTCAGATCCCGTATCTTTTTTTGATGCGCAACAGAAATAGTCACATCACTCAAGTGTCCCGCAGTCATAGCAAAGCACCCGCTCGTCTTCTTCTGGTTCTTTACCTAAACCAAGATAAAAACGGGCGCCGCATTCTTCGCAGTGCAAATCTTCTGGTGGGTCTATCTGTCGCTCTGGTATATCCAACATTATTCTTTCACCTGGGAGACAAATAGAAAAGTCAAGCGGTATTGCAAGATGTCTCCCTCAATGCTTTTTGTCATGGTCCGCAACATTCGGTAAAATCGATTTTATGCCTATGGCACCAGTCAGGTGCATCAGCACTCGATTCCAATATTTTCTCATGTCATCGGGCAGATGAGGTTGGTGGAGAATACGCTTGACTGCGATTATTCTATGTTGCTTGATGTCAGAATCATTCATTAATCTGGTTCCTTCATCTTTTCAATAGCTCTGCAAATATGCGCTGCTGATGTGGGTATTTTCGTTCGATTACATTGCCGAGCATATCCTTTCTTGTGCAATTTTCATTGATCTCAGCATGACAAAGAGGACATTTAATATTTGGCAGAGATGTCTTTTTTGAAAATTTACGATTCATTAAATATCCCCTTTAGCCCTTATTGATGGGTGAACCATTCGCATCCCAGCCCCAAGTGTCTGTATTTTTATATTTATTTTCTAGCTCAATCATTAACTCAATGTAATGTTTTGCTTTTTTTAGGTCATCAAGACCACCTTTCTTATTAAATCTGCACAAATACTTAATCACATTTCCCACACCAAAAGAGAGTCCATTCCTCTCAATGAACTCAAAGGGCTGTATAGACATTTCCTTGTAGTGATTTCCACCAACCTGTTTATCAAATGCACTCATGTCTGTCTCCAAACGCGCACACCACGCTGGCCTTCCTCAATCACCGAGCGCATGGTTAACACAACCCCTCGGCTACGTTTCATGTAAGCCGTTCGGTTTGATAGCACCTGATACGCTGTTGTGTCACTGAGAACCCCGCGAAAGAATACGCTGTCTCCAGGTTCCAGCTTACGAATGATATTGAACGGATGACTGCCATCGAAACGACGTTCCGGCATCGGTACATCTTTGTCAATTGATAGTGTTTCCATTGTTTCCATCAGGAATAATCTTTGGGAGACAACTCAGCAAGACCTGTTGCATCGCCATCTATGCTGGTCTGCTTGCGGGTTCTGAAGAATCCTGCGTGGTTGGGATACATACGCATGAACCGGCGAGCGTAAAAGGCTCTGTAGTTGTTGTTTAATTTGAAGGTAGCCTGGTCATTCCCGCCAATCGAATCACATTCCCATCGTATCCGTTCAAAGATGGCATTCACGCTGTAATGCTTGAATCCATGATGAATTCTGTCCATCGTAAATCTGACAAAGAGGTCGAAGACTTCAGGATGTGCGTGATGAAAACGACTCACCTGATCTCTCATTTCTTCAAACCGAGTTTTGGTCATTGATTTCTTCCCAATATTTCGAGCCGCAGAATTTGCAGTCCTCTGAGACATGCCCAAGTTCACCTGGCGCATCTCGCCATGTCGATTTGCAGATAACACACCGCCATGTACGTTTGTGGACATTAGAACGGAAAGTCTTTGTCTTCTGCTGCTGCTGGTGCTGATTCGGGAGCTGCTTGCTCAATGGGGT